CAAATGTATTACTACAAAGCCGATATCCGTTCTCGTAAACATATTGAAAATGATGTAGATTACGATAAATTAGTTTCTGAAATCAAAAAGGTTAAAAAACCTACTCGTAAAGTCAAAACAAAAGAAAATGGTAGCATGGTTGTTTGTCTTTCTGACTGGCAAATGGGTAAGCGTGATGGAGATGGAACAGAAGGTATTGTAAAAAGAGTAACTCAAATGATACCAGATGTTATTGATAGAGCTGAAGAACTTCGTAAAGCAGGTAATCCTATAAACAAATTATATGTATTTGGATTAGGTGATATCGTCGAAGGGTGTGGAGAACATTACGCCATGCAAAATTTTCAAGTAGAAATCGACCAGCGTCGTCAAGAAATGGTTGCTAGAAGACTTTTAGTGGAAGCATTGAAACAATGGGCACCACACTTTGATAAAGTTATTGTTGCAGCTATTCCCGGAAATCACGGAGAAAATCGTAAGAACGGGAAAGCCTTTACGACATTTGGAGACAATATTGATGTTTCCGTTTTTGACCAAGCAGCAGAAATATTAGCTGAAAATAAAGCATTTAACCATGTATCTTTTGTAATACCAGAAAATGATTTATGGCTTACTTTAGATATTGATGGTGTCATAGTAGGAATAGCTCATGGTCATCAGTTTAGAACTGGTGGTAGGTATTCTCATCAAAAAGCAGTAGCTTGGTTATCTGGACAAGCATTTGGTAAGACCAATATGGGTGATGTAGATATTCTTATATCTGGTCATTTTCACCATTTATTTGTAATAAATGAGGGTCAAAGAACTCTTATGCAATGTCCTTCGGTTGATGGTGGTTCAGACTGGTTTGAAAATATAAGCGGTAAAAATTCGTTCTCTGGAACTCTTACATTTACACTTAAAGATAAAGAGAATAAATTACCTTGGGATAATCTACAGGTACTCTAATGGACCCAGCAGATTTGTTAAAAGTTTTAAACAATATGCGTAAAGATATTGAAGAACTTACTAGAAATACTGAAATTAGGTTTATTAAAAGAAGAGAACAAATAAAGCGTGATTTAAAGGAAGTAAACGATAAATCAAGTAGATTGGAAAAACTTGTTCTGCTCTTAGCCGTGATACAATTAATAGAATTATTTATATAGGAGATTATGTCATATTTAGTAGATAACGAGAATCCAAACGCAAAATTACGCGATAATGGTAAAAAAGGCCATTACTATCCAACACGCTCAAAAGATATTCAAGGAATCGTGGTTCATACTGCCGAAGGCGGAACAAAGGCAATAAATATTGCGAAGTACTTGTCAACAACTGATAGAACAGCTTCGGCTCATGTTGTAATTGATGATGAAGAGATAGTGGAATTGGTCCCAGATGACTTTACCGCGTTTCATTGCAGAGGTTCTAATAGCAAATCTCTAGGATTAGAGATTGCCTACTTTGCTGCAAAATGGGGCGAGGACCCTGTTTACGAAGAAGCAGTAATCGCCCTGTCAGCAAGTTGGTGTGCAGAAAAAGCTAAACTGTACGACATTCCTATGGAGAGAGTAACCATAGACGAATGGAATGCAGGTAAAAAAGGTTTTATATCACATGCAGAATGTGACCCTGCAAGAAGAACTGACCCGGGTGAAAACTTTGATTGGGATAAGTTCTTTGCTTATATGAAGGGTATGGTTGATGATGTTGTTGTTGAAGAACCTAAAGAAGAAGTAAAAGAAGAAACAAAAGTTTACGATTTCTCTGTAGTGCCTAAATGGCCGGGTAGATTGTTTAAGAGAAACAATCCATTAATCAGAGGAAAAGATGTCGCTGACTGGCAAAAAGCAGTTGGTGGACTAAGCGGAGATGGTATATATGGAGGTAAGTCAGAACAGGCTTGCATTAAATTCCAAAAAGAACATGGATTAAAAGCTGACGGTGTAGTCGGTAAAATTACATGGGATACCACCTTTGCATATCAAAAATAGTTAGGAGATATTTTGGCAAACGCTAAAAAGAAACCAGCAAAAAATAGCTACTGGAAAGATGTAGCAATTAGAGCTGTTAGAACTGCAATACAAGTATTTGCAGGTGTATTAATGGCTAATCAAGCAGGAATGTTTGAAGCAGATGTTTTGATGGCCGGTATGATTGCCGGTGCGTCAGCCCTTGTAGCAGTCGTCCAAAACGCATTGGAAGACGCTCCATTTGACTTTATGTCAAAGATACCAAAGGGTTAAGTTCTCAGAAATGAGAGCACTCGAAAGAGTGCAGGT